GTTTGTAAATCAAAACCAGATGTTTGTAATTCTGATAATGTATAACCAACTGTTTGTAATTCTGATAATGTATATCCAGCTGTTTTTAAATATGCTGCTGAAAATTGTGTTTTTATTTGAGAACTTGTAAACAGTGTTAATATAGTAGTCATATCAAATATTTTGCCTTCCTCTAAAATTTGTGTAATAGTAAATCCATTATTTAACATTTGCTCCAGGGTATAACCTGCATTTTTTAAATCTAAAAATGTATAACCTGCATTTTTTAAATCTATTAATGAGTAACCAAAAGTTTGTAAATCCGACAATGTATAACCAGCTGTTTTTAAATCTGACGCGGTGTATTGTGCTTTTATTTCCGTAATTGTAAACTCGCTCAATATTGTTGACATTACTACTCTATTTGTTACCATATTTACCAATGTTGTTGGAATAACGCTTGTTGATCCTGAATGAGTTATATTTATTGTATAACCACTTACAATTCTGTTTCCAATACCTTTTATGCTAATTGCACTATTACTTGATACATTTATTGTTAAGGAGCTTGTTGTTTGAACTGGACTTAATTGTATATAATTTGTTCCATCAGTAGAATATGAATAATTTGTTACTATTTGTGTATTACTTAAATATACTTTTATAAAATTTTGTGTATTGTTTGAATGATAGTAAATTGACGATATTGTCGGAGTATATGTTGATATTAGTTGTGTAGTTCCTGGGAACGCATTTACACCAATACTTGTTACTGAAATAGGAATTGTTATTGTTTCTAGGTTACTACAACCGTTAAATGCACTTTCTCCAATACTTGTTACTGAACTGGGGATTGTTACAGATGTTACATTTATACATCCAGTAAACGCACTTGCTCCAATGCTTGTTGCATTATTAATTATAACTGTCTTACACGATACAATGTTTTTAAATGCTCCTGATAGTATACTATTAACTGACCCATTTCCACTTATTGTAACATTTGATAAATTTGTACATCCTGAAAATGGATTTTCTCCAATATATGTTAATGATGTTGGAATTGTTACCGATATTAAACCTGTACAATTTGAGAATGCATATGCACCTATATATGTTACTGAAATAGGAATTGTTATTGAAGGTAATGCAATACAGTTATAGAACGAATATGGACCAATAGTCGCTAAAGTAGTAGAAGTTGTCAAGACAACGGATGATAACTGTATGCAATTTTGAAATGAACCGAATATATTTACACCATCTGCTGGAGTGGATTCATCATGTCTATAGCCAATAGCTATTAATAAATCTTGGAGCATTACTGATTGTAAGCTACTAAAATAGTAAAAAGCTCCGTTTTCAATGAATTGTACCGTATATCTGAACTGTCCACCATTAATTCCACTATTAATAAAAAAAGCATTGCTATATACTAGACTCGGTAAAGAAGTATTAGTTGAACCTGTCATCTTCGCAGTATTACCTACCAAATTATATTTCAAAGTATTAACTATTATTGACATATATTTATATTATATATAATATAAAAAAAATTGATTTTATTTTATTACAATATAAAATAAGTATATAAAATGGCAAATAATATAATGGAATACGAGTCAGGACCAGAAGTAGAGCAATTGCTGACAAACTTCACTCTAACGAATGATGATTTACGTAAAAATAAATATTCACAAGAAGAATTAGAGAGAAACGTTAATGGTCTAAGATTTCTAATAATTTTACATACTCAAAAAGTAAACGCACAATTTGTCGCAAAATATATATTAAACGACGATTATTATGAAGGAATAGAAGACGACCATAAATTTACTGAGAGCAATATTTTACGTTGGCAACCACATATCACAAAAGAAGAATTGGATTATTGGATAAAACGTACACCTAATGCATTTTATTCTTACTGAGAAAAAGATATTAATAAAAAAGATTTTTTTATGTTTTATTATTATATAATGAACAATAAATATAATATCAAAAATGATACAAATGTTCAGACATATATTTATTTTAAACCTGAAAGCAGTTTGTTTAACCCAACAAAAAGTAAAAGGAACAAGTTTTGGTTAAATTTTGAAGGCGATACTACATTTAAAGTATATCCGAATGGAAATGACATTGATAGTGACGACGACGAGGATGATACAACTGTGCAAAACATTTACGAAAATTCTTACAAAAATGTAAAGGATTATATTTATAGACTTGTATCAAACGCTAAATTTTTATGTAAAGGACTAAATCCTGAGTATATATCACAAACGTTTAATAATGCTGATGCTATAGTTATTGTTGGGTCTTCAAATAATATATTACCAAATGGCAATATTTTTGGGTTCGCTTTAATAAATATAGATAATCCTGGACGTGAATATAAATCAATATATATAGATGTTATTTGTTCTCATACAGGCATTCAAGGAGCAGGACACATTTTAATTAACGCAATAGAATATATAGGTAGAAAACTGTTAATGACGCATATATATTTAAGATCAGTTCCTAAGGCGGAGGAATTTTATAAAAAATACGGTTTTTTAAAATACGGACAAGAGTGTACTTATGATGGGTGTATAATGAGAAAATATATAAATAGAAAAAAGGGAGGTAAAAATACGAGCAACACAAGAAACACAAGAAACACAAGAATAAGAACAAATAAAACTAAAAAAAGAAAGTCGACACGTAGAAAATATAAAACATAAATTTAATCTGTATTATTTTTTCGTTCATCTGATTCTTGAAAATTTGCAGCAACTTGGTCAACATTAATTGGATTTTTTTCTCTATATCCCTTCATTGAAGAATCTAATGTGGTTCTAATTTGCTTATAAATTTCTTGGTTCACAGATTTAACTGTAGTATCTTTTTTATCATTAATCCCCATATAATCTTTTATAACCTTCATATAATCATAATTAAATGTTTGTAATTTTAGTCTCGCTTCATCTTCCGTATAATTTGTTTGACTTAAAATAATATTCATTTTTTTAACCAATTCGTCCTTATCCAAAAAACTAATTCCGTCCTTTCTGGTATTTCCGTCCGTTCCAAACATATATAGTTAGAATAAATATTTTTTAAATCATATTAAACAAATAGTAATATTATATATTAACTATAGATAATGACAACCTTAAATAACCTTGAAAAATTAATTCAAATGGCAACTATTGAACACATGTATTCAATGTTGCATAAAATGAAAACAGATTCTGTTTTTAATTTGGATAATAATAATTCAGCAGTTGATACTAGTTTTAATTCATCTGTTATTGCAAGTTTGGAAAACGACAATAAAGGTCTACAGAATACTATCAAGACACTAATAACCCGTATTAGTATTTTAGAAAATGAAATTAAGGATTTAAAAAATAATACTGAAAATTCCGATAATAAATATGAATATTTGTGTGCTAAATTAAGAGGTCAACAAAAATTAACAAGTTACCCTGGATTTTCAAAACAAGATCCAACTGTCACTCGTATGGATACAGAGCCACATATTATATTAAAAATTGAAGAAAAAAATATTGAAAATGATATAGATATTGATAATACGTTTACAGAATCACTTGAAAAGGAACTATTACATGAAACTACAGTAGAAGAGGAATCAGAAGAAGAAGTAGAAGAATCAGAAGAAGAATCAGAAGAAGAATCAGAAGAAGAAGAGGAACAAGAAGTAGAAGAACAAGAAGTAAAAGGATTAGTAAAAGAAGTAGAAGAACAAAAGAAGGAAGAAGAAGAGGAAGAGGATGAGGAATCTGAAGAAGAAGTACAAACTGAGGAAGAACAAGAACAAGAACAAGAAGAAGTAAAAGAGGAAGTAAAAGAAGAAGAACAAGAAGAAGAGGTTTTTGAGATTGAAATCGATGATATTACGTATTTTGCAACTGATGAGGAAAATGGGATTTTATATGCAATGACAAAAGATGGCGATGTAGGAGAAAAGGTAGGTATAATTAAAGAAGGAGAACCAATCTTTTCTTAACTTAATATAAGTAGAATATGATAGACCTTTGTGCTCCTGCATTAATATATCTTGCATTTTCATTAACACAAATAATAATTGACACGTTTAAGGGGTTGTATAATACAGCTTTTTTTAAATTTATTGTTATGATAATAATTACAATACTTTTAAATGCGTTATGTATATCTGGAATGGGAATTATATCATGGATTATAGTTTTTATTCCTTTTATTCTTATGTCGGTTATAGTAACGATATTGTTGTATGTTTTTGGTTTAGACCCTGCAACAGGAAAATTAAATGTAAAATGTGACAGTACTACTTCTTCTTCGTCTAATAAGAGTGGTAATTTAATTTATTCGTCTACTACTGTAAATACACAGAATAAATATATAGATACATCATATTCAGAAACACCATTAGACGACCATTCTTCAGATAACCAATTAGATTAAATATAAATCTAAACTACTTAAAATTAGATTTATATGTGTATGTAAATAATTATGTTTGGTATTTTTAACCCAGAATTTAAATTATTATTTACAATTTTATTTGCAACATATGTATACAATAGCAGTAACGTAGGTAAACAATTCATAACGCAATTGATATTATCTATGGCTTATAATACAATTTATTATTATAGTCATTGTCAAATACAAATAAATAAACTGATTACAATTATCAATCCTTATCTAAGTTTATTAAAAGAATATATAATGTCTAATGACAAAAGTATTTATATGATTGAGCTGTTTAAAGATGGTGTAAAAACAGATGATATTATTACCGAAAACAATAATATAATAGATAAGGAATTATTTTTACAAAATGATTTTGATTTAATTGTTATTTCAGATTTTACCAAACCAGTACCGATAAATAAATTATGTATAAATAATATACCAAATAACATTAAGGATTATGAGGTATCCAACGTACGATTTATATCATTTAAATTAATTTATGGAAATGATAATATTGTTAATATTGAATTGAACAACATTTATCATAATTTTTACGTTGTTAATAATGTTTTTGATAAGTCTTTTTTTAAATATTACATACTAAATATCAGTAAACTTAAAATACCAAATGATTTTTCTTATAATATTGAGTTAATTGATAATAATATAAATATGCATGTATTAGACGATACATACAGTATAACTATTTATAATGATGACTATGGAATTACAAAACAAGACGTCAAGGAAGAAGTATTAGAAGAAGTACAAGATGCAGAAATAAAGGTATTAGAAGAAGTAGAAGAAGAAGTACAAGATGCAGAAATAAAGGAATTAGAAGAAGTATTAAAAGAAGATAGAATCAACTCAGATGAATTTGTAAAATTGGATAACACTCATTGTATAGATTTTTAAAAAATGGTATTATATAAATTTATAATAATAAAACAATTTAAAAAAATTGAAGTATAAAAATGTATAATGGTACCCTCAACAGTTTCAACAGCGATGGCTACAGCAAGTATAACTAAAACAAATAAATTGAGTTTAAACTGGAACCTATGGGCACACCTACCTCACGATCCTGACTGGACTGTAAATAGTTATAAAAAGATATTTAAGTTTACAACAGTCGAAGAAACGGTTGCCATTACAGAGTCATTGCCTGAAGGTCTTGTTAAAAATTGCATGTTATTCATTATGAAGGATGGAATTGCACCAATGTGGGAAGACCCTAAAAACAAAAATGGTGGTTGCTTTTCATACAAGGTTTCAAATAAAAATGTATATGAAGTTTGGCGTGAATTAACATATGTTCTTATTGGAGGTTCAATTAGTAGCAACAGTTCGTTTGTGAATAGTGTTACAGGGATTACCATTTCACCTA